CTCCACCAGCTATAACAACTTCACCAGCCCTACCAGCTCCACCAGCTATAACAACTTCACCAGCCCTACCAGCTCCACCAGCTATAACAACTTCACCAGCCCTACCTCCTCCACAAATAAAACAATTAAATAAAAATATAGAAATGTTAAAAAAATTAAATACTTCAATTGAAAATAAAGATATAACTGATATTATTAATAAAATAAATGATATTGATATTAATAATATAACTGATATTAATCTACAAGATTTAATTAATAGAACAAATACAATAATAAAACAAGCAGATGATGAAAAAACTGAATTTGGACAATATTTTAAAAAAAAAGAATTATTAACAAAATTAAAAGAAATAATAAATAATGATAAAATTTTTAAAAAATATTTTTTTATTGATAATCAAGAATTTAAAAGTGCTACAATAAAAGATATTGAACAATTTAAAATAAAATAATATAACATTATTTAAAAATTTTTTAATTAATATAAAAAAATATTTTTTTATATTAAATTTCAAATATTTTTATAAAATGACATCAAAACAAGAATTTATAATTATTGACAATTTTATTACATATTTTATAATACCAAGAATTGAATCAATGATTAACCAAAAAGAGTTGGTTGATAAAACAGTATTTGATTCTATAATTAAACTTCTTATTGATAATAATGTAGAAGTGGATATAATAAATAAATTAACAAATTATTTTAGTGAAAAAAATAATTTACCACAATCACTAGCACACTCATCAATACCACAAGCACCAGAACAGTCATCAATACCACAAGCACAGTCAAAAAAACATTCAGTAACATTATCATCATCAGATCAATTAGTAGGAACACCACCGTCACCAGATGAATTAAAAAAATTATCTGATGCTTTAAGTTCCTTATTACATTCTGCCACAAATTAATCTTTTTGAAAATTATATTTTTTATCTATTTCATTTTGTTTATTTTTATCAAGATTTTTATAATTACATATATTTGTAATAGTATTATATTTAGATAAAGAATCAATAAATTCGAGAGTTCCAATTGCAGAAGCAGAATTAAAATTATTTATATAATTGAAAAATTCAATTATAACTGGTTTATAAGATGTGTATAAATTATTTGTATTAATATTTTTAAGTTCTTGTTTTAAATTTTGAAAAATACGAGATGATAAAACGTTTGATATCTTATTTTTATCATAATTACATAAAACAGATAAATAATTTTTATTATTGTTTTTTAAATTTTCACATAATTTATTTTTGCAACTTTCATCATAAGTATTAAAAAATATATTAAATTCTTTTAAAAAAGAATCAATCTTTTTATTATAGAAATAAAACTTCATTAAGTTTATATCTATATATGGTACAGGTGGTGGATTATTTGCTTTTTTTGATATATTAAATACACAAAAAATAGATACAATTAATTTATTTATATCTTCTTTTATTTCTTCTAAAATAACATTAAAAATAACACTATTAAAAGGAGAATCATTAGTTATTTTCATATTATTAAAATCTTTTAAATTATTTTCATACTGACTGTATATTTTCTCTCTTTTTAACTTGAAACAAGTTCCTTGTTCACAATAAAAATTCAAACATTCGTCCACAAAAGGAGGTGAAATGTTTAATTTATTTTTATTTTTTTGAATAATAATATAATTAATTAAATTTCTAATTTTACTCAAAGAATCATTTATAAATACTCCTTCGTTTCTTCTAACTTGACAAACTTTTTTACCATACTCATTTCTTCTTATTGTGTTATACTCTTCTTCCATATATTCATCATAATCTGTTTTTATATAATTAAATTGTTCAATAAACATTTTAATGTAATTTATATAATTACAATTATCCTGAAAATGTTCATAAACGATATCAAACATATTTTTATTATTAGAATCATCAGGATTTTCAGGATTATAAATAATTTTAGTTTTAAATAATTCTTCAAGTGTTTTATATTTAAATGGAAAACTTAAACCAAAAATCCCTTTTAATAATAATATTTGATTACTATAATTTATATCATTAAATTTTTTATTAATGAAATATCCAATTGTTTGGTTTTTATCTTCTTTAATTTTTTCAAAAATAGTTTTTATATCATTTTTTATATCTTCTTTCTTTGGTTTTTTACTAAATATTTCTTCAAAATATTTTCTTAAATTAACTATATATTCATCTGAACCATGCGATGATTGTTTAATATCAATAATATAATTAAAATCATTTTCCTCTTCATAATTATCTTTTAATTTTTGTATAAAATCATATAGTTTATCATTATCATTTTTAATGTTTTTAAATTCATTTTTTAATTTATCATTTATATCATTAAATTTTAATTGTTTCATTAAATTATCTATATTAGTATCTGAATTTATTTTTGATATTAAATTTTTTTTATCATATATATCATTATCTATTTTTTCTTTTTCTTCTTTTTCTTTTTTTATTTTTTCTATTTTTTGTTGTTTTATCTCATCGTTTAATTTTAATATTTCATTATTTAATGTTGATATATTCTCATTTGATTTTGATATATTATCATTTAATTTTGTTATTTCATTATTTAATGTTAACATATTTTGTTTTACATTATCAATATTATATTCATTACTAAGCAAATTGGTTAAAATTTCATTATATATTATCATATATTTTTCTAGTTCTTTTACAGATTCATTTGTCACATTAGTAATATTTGTAATTTCATTTTCAAAAAATTTTTTTATTTCTTCAGTAGATTTTTCATAGTTTTCAACGATAATTTTATTTACGAATTTTTCACCAAAAATATTTTGTTTTAATTCATTTTTTAATTGATTTTTAGTATCTGTTATTTTTAATATTTTTAATAATTCATCAAAAGTTTTATTAGAAGTATACTTTTCAATTTTACTATAAAAATCTAATTTTTCTATTTCTGATATTTTTTTATTTATGTTGTTTTCAGTTTCATTAATAAATTTTTGTATATTATCATCTTTATAATTTTTTAAATTTTCTGTATTTGTATTAACTGAAATATTATTATATTTTTTATCATCTTGAAATTTTTGTAAATCTTTTATAATTTTATCTTTAATTAGAAGTAAATTTATTTCATTTTTTAATTTTTTTTGTAAAAATAATATTATATATTTTCCAATAAAAAATTTGTTTAATATATTTATTATTTTTCTATCAGGTTCTGAAACAGCTGGAAGATTAGAAGGTTTAATATTACTTTCATTTTGTTTTAATTTAATTTCATTATCAATTATTTGTTTATTTAATTCTAGTGTTGATTTTTCTATTTCTTGTATTTTACTATCGTCTCTTTTTTTATATTCTTCAATTTCATTTCTTTTTTGTTCAATAATTTTTAATTTATTATTTTCTGAATTTAATTCAATTTCTTTTTGTTTTTTTTCTTCTTCATATGTAGATATATTTTTGTTTTCATCCTTTATTTTATCGTCATTAACTTTTATTTCTTCAAATTTCTTCTTAATAATTTCTTCTATTTGTTTTACTTTATTTTTTATTTTATCAGAATCACTTTCATAATATGGTTCATACTTACCTGGATAATTATTAAAACCTTTAAACTTATCTTTATCACTACAATTTATGTCATCAATATTTTTACTCACATCTTTTACTTGAAAATTTGTTTTATCATATGTTTTTTCATATTCTTCGTAGTATTTTTTTATTGGATAAGTATGATAAAATTTTTCCTCTTTTGTACTAGACAACTTTTCTTTTAATTTTTCTAATTTTTCTCTTTTTTCTGGAGATATTTGTTCCTCTGTTTTATTAAGTTCATTATTAATTTTTTCAAGTCTTTCTTCGTCTTTATTTATATCATCTCTTTTAACATTAAAAAAATCTTCTTGAAATTTTTCAGAATTGCAATCAAATAAATTTTCTACACCTGCAAAATCACCAATAATTAAAGTTGCTGAATCATTTTCATTATTATCTTTTAATAATTTAATGAAAATTAAACAATGACTTCTTGAACTATTAGGATTATTTGTTGTTGCTGATACAAACCTATCATTATCAATTAAATGAATTACAATTTGACCTAAAGAAGTATTTTTATCAAATGTTGTTGTTTCTTCAGGATATGTTTTATCAACATAATTATTTTTATGAATATACTTATCTATACCATCATCTAAAATTAATTTAAATTTTTGATCACTATTATTATAATTAAATTTAAAATATTTATTCTTTTCTTTATTTCCAGGTATATATCTTATTTGTATTTCACTTTTTTTATTTTCATTTAGTTCTTGATTATTTTTATCTAAATAATTAACATAAAATTCTCTACATTTCATTTGAATTTTATTATATTTATATTGTTGTGCCATTATATTACATAAATGTACTAATATACCATCTTCATCCTTTTTATTGAAATATATTAATGATGACGTTTTACCGGCTCCACTTGCTCCATAACCTATCATAAATACAGGCTTTTTATTTAATAATGATTCGGTTACAATTTTCATTTTATTAGCAATTGTATTATTATCATCGTTCGGTTCAAAAATATTACTAAATTGTCCAAATATATATACTTGTTTGTAAAAATCATCTGGTATATTATAATTATCAGATACTGTTATTCTTTTATCTTTAGAAAAATATTCATTTTTATATGCACATTTTATGTTGTTTATATCAATCGGTTCTTCTTTTCCGTTATTATTATATTTGTAATAATTTTCATCATCATCATTGTAATGTAATTTCATTATTTTATTATCATACAATTTATATTTGAATCTTGAATTATAAATAGGATTTCCATTATAAAAATCATCACATCTTAATTTTAAAAATGTTAGAACAGTATCTGATGATTGTTTATCTATATAATAATCTAAAGTTTTTATATAATTATCTTTAAGTGTTTTTTTACTTTGTGAAAATAAGTCATTTATTGCTTTGCAATATAAAACAAAATTCTCAATATTTTTAAAAATTATATTAAAAATGACATTTGATAAAATATTATTATCTCTTGATAATAAATATTTATTATCATCATTTAAAACAAATGATAACAAATCAATAAAATTTTTTACAGATATAAATTTATTTAAATTTTTAAAATTCAAATTTTTATATTCTTTATTTTTTTTTATTCTTTCATAAATACTATTTACTTTTTCAGTATCGTTCTCAATTATTGTTTTTTTATAATTATCATAAAGTTTTGTATCTAATTCATTGTTAATTAAATTTGATTTATGTGTATAATTATCATCAGTTAAAAAATAATATAAAGGTGTAATATTTATAAATAAAAAGTTTATTACAAGATCAGCACTTTTGTCTATACTTAGTTCATTACTAGGAAATTGAAAATAAATATTTTTAGTATTTGTAGTAGTAACAATTTGACTATTTATAAAAAAATTACACAAATCATCTATTGATAAAGACAAAATTTTATAACAAAATGGATTATAAAAATATTTCATTAATAATTTTAAATAAATTTCAAATAAATCAATTAAACCAGTTTCAGTACCAGTAGTTTCAGTACCAGTAGTTTCAGTACCAGTATCAATATTTTGTGACATTTTATATTTTATATATTATATTTTAAAAATTAAATATTTTTAAATTAAAAAAAATATTTAATTTCAATAACTATTTAATAATAATATTAAAATGTCACAAAACAATTCAATAGAATTAAATTTAGAAAATTTTACAAGTGCAGGAAACTTGTCAACTGATATTTCTCAAAATATTTATCAAAGACAAACTAATCCTAATTTTTTTAAAGGATTATCTTTTGTTTTATTTTATAGTAGACCTTGTTGTAAAGATTATATAGAAGTTTTTAAAAATATTCAATCTCAAAATAAATCATTTTCTGTATATTTATTTGAAACAAGTAAGGGAACTAATAGTTCTATTTTTAGTGTTCTCGAGCATGCACCTTATAGAATTATGGGATTTCCATATATTGTGACATATTATGATGGAAATTTCTGTTCAGTTTATAGACCAAATGATTTACCAACACCTGAAAACTTAACTCAAGAACTTGTTAAATATTCTAATAAAATAGCGAATTATAATTCTTGTAAAATGTAATTTAATATATATTGAATCACAAACTAATAATTGAGATAATAATTTACTTCTAATAAAAAGTTTATTTTAATTCACTTATTTCCTTTGATTCTTTTAAAGATTTTAATTCTTTTGAATCTTCATAAATGTTAAAATTATAATTATTTTCATATTCATTATGTTTTTCAGAATGTTCTAATGGTGTCGGAGTTGGTGTATCAGTAGATAAATGTTCATCTTCTAAATGATTATTTTGTATTATATTTATTTTACTGTTAATATCAGATTTTGAAGATTTTGAATTATTTGAAGGTTCTAAAGTGTTTGAAATCAATTCATTAATATCCGATGTTGAATTTTTATTTTCTTCTTTGTAAAACAACTTTGGAACAAAACTAAAAATACCTCCTAACTTTGATACAATTGAATTATTTTTATCTTCTAATGTGTCTTCTTCTTCACTCATATTTATAAATGTATATTGTTTTTTTAATTTATTTTCCTTGGTTGTAAAATCATCAGTTATATTTATTTTTTCAACAGATTTTTCATCATCATCTGGTTTTTCAATAATTATTTCCAAATTATTTTTTGTTTGTTTTAAATCATTTTTATCTTTTTCTTTTTTTATTTCTTTCTCATTTGTATTATCTTTATTATTTTTATTATTTTTTATTTCAAATGTAGTATTTAAAACAGGTTCTCTAAAAATAATAGTTCTTTTAATCGATAAAATTTCAGGAATATCAATACTAAGTTTTTTATTTTTATATCTTTTCATAAATCTACGAATTACATCTTCACGAATATTAGGGTGAAATTCATGAATTCTTTCGATTTCTTGTAAAACTAAATGAAAAAATGTACTTACATTATTTCTTTTTGTTCTTTGAAGTGACAGTTCTATATCAATCATTCTTTGAACTCTATACCATTCTTTTGAAGCTCTGTAATGTTCATCTTTTCTTTTTTGAAATGAAAAAATATTATTTAATGTTGAAATAACTGAAATAATAATACCAAGAGCACCAATTACTAAATTTATAATTGTTTCATGTCCACTTGCAACAGAACCTAGAGCTAAATTTGCAGCACCAGTAATAGATGAAAGAATAGTAACTGGAATAATCAAACAATAATACTTCCTTTTAAAAATATTATGATTTCTTATATGAAGAAGTCTCCATATTTGTGCTTTTTCAGAAAGAGTTTTTAGTATTTCTTCAACTTCATCTGACCAATCAAGCAGTTCATGTTTTTGTAAATCGTTTAGTTTAACCATTTTATTTTATAAATATAAATAAAATAAAATGTAAAAAATATAAATTAAGCAAAGAATAAAATAACACTTATCAATAAATTAACTGTTCCTAAACCAAAATATTTTGTATACGACATAGCTCTATCTAAATCATCTTTTAAAGGACACATATATTTGCAAAATGAAAGGGTGTCTGAATGTTCTTTATCAGGATTAGTTTGAATATAATAATGTTCTTGACAACCTATATGCGAACTACTAATCATGACTGAAAATAAAAATATAGATAAATATTTATTTTTTCTCTTGTATAAAATATAAATTATGAAAAACATAACAAACCAATCTTTGAAATGATCATAATAATCTCCAAATTTACTCACCATATTATGTCTTCTTGCATATTGACCATCGGCTCCGTCAAACATATATGATATGAAATAAAAAATACCTGGTAGATACTTGATTCTTTTATGTAGACAATAAATTGCAAGTAAACCAAAATAAAGACTTATAGTAGTTAATTTATTTGGAGTCATATTACATTTTACAAATAAGGGATCCATTTTTTCACATTGTTCTAGAATCCAAATATCAATAGGATTTTCTAAATGCTTTGGAAGTTTATTAGGTGATTTTGTTATCATTTCTGTATTTATATTTTCATCACATGTTCTATTCATTTTTATATTATTAAATTAAAATATTAAATTAAAATATTAAATTAAAATATTAAATTAAAATATTAAATTAAAATATTAAATTAAAATATTAAATTAAAATATTAAATTAAAATATTAAATTATCTAAAAAAATTATAAATTATAAAAAAAGCTTCAACATAATTTCTTTTTACAACTAAAACATATATAACATAAAATAAAAGATTATACCTGTAAATCATATAAGAAATATTAGCTACAAAAGATACTGAATTATACCATTCGTATATTTTTGAAAACATTTTAAATTTTTATTTTAGATTTTATAATTCCATAATTTAAATTTTATTTTAGATTTTTTTTTAATTAAAAAAAAATCTATTGATACAATAAAATATATAATAAAATGTCAAGTGATTATGTCACATTTAGAGAAATTCAAATTCGTAATGAAATGCAAACTCCTGAAGTGTTAAGAGCCATGAGAAATAAATCGTTTGATGTTCAAACTCTTCAAAATGAACAAAATCCTCTTGCTGTTTTGTATAGAGATACTTATAAATATCTTCAATATCCTGGTTATTCTAGTCCTGAAGAACGTGAAATAGTTAGACAATCTATTAATGATGGAAAAGAAATTTCAAAAATAATTATTCAAAATATGATTAAACCTTATGCTCCAAATATTCATTCTTAAATTTTGTGTTTTTTCTTATTTTACTTTTTTAAATTTATATAAATTTAAAAAAGTATTTTAATATAAAATAAATGTTATTTACATATTGTTGTGTTATATTATTTTTTATATTTATAATAATTCTATATGAATTTATTTTTGGATATTTTAGACAAAAAGATAGACAATATTACTATAAACTTGCTGAAAAAAGATCTAAACAGTTAAATAGACCTTTAATTGTATATGGAGATCCTTATAATGGGACTGGTTCAAAAAGATATAATAAATTTATGAAAACTTATGGTTATGGAGATGAAACAGTTGATTTAACAGGTTGTCCTAAATGTCCAAATGGTATTAAACAAGATATTCTAGAACATTTAAAAAGTAAACCATCTAATTCTTGTGTTCTTTTTATTAGTTGTGTATTAGAATATATTGAACACATCGATGAAGTTATTAAAGAAATAAAAAGAGTTGCTGGTAGTTTAGATAATGTATTTATTGTAACTGTTAATCAATATACTTTATCATCACGTCTTTATAAAGATAAAAATGATACATCTAAAAATATAATTTTTGGTCCACCAAAATATAATTATTTAAGTTATAAAAAAATTTAATTTTTTGTTATTTTATTTATAATTCTATAAATTTTTTGTAATAATGTTATTTATTACAAAAAATATATTCTCCTAAAATTTTTTTTCCAACTCTCACACAAAATTTTTT